GTTCGACCGAAAAGTGGAAGAAATCAAAAATCAGTTTGAAGATGAAGTCAACGCTGCTAAAGCTAAGGCAGAAGAGAACAAGCGTTTGTTATCGGATGAAATTAACAATAGGTTCTCAGGTTTCGATAGCAACATGAACGAGAAGCTTGAAGACCAGCGAAGCAAAATTGAAGAGATTCGTGCTATTGGCTCAACGGTTGGTCAGACGGCAGAAGAAGCTTTAGAAGAAGCTAGAAACGCTCTTGAGTCTGCTAATACTTCTAAAGGCTTGTCTGATTCAAACTTCGCTAAAATCGAGCAGATAACAGACAGAATCAAAACACTTGTGACTAAACAAGAGGTTGACCCTCTAACAGATAGGTTGAGAATTGCTGAAAGCAGAATCGAAGTCCAAGCTGACCAAATCACTGAGAGATTAACTCGTACTGATTTTGACAGGTTGGCCAATGACAGAGGTTTTCAAAATGCTACTCAGGTACAGAATACAATCAGGAACTCTGTTGATGGATTCCAAAGGAACATTTCACGAATCGAAACTAAACTTAGAGATGTTATTCGAAACGATAATCTCTTGCAGAATTCTTCTATCATCCCGTCAGGAGATGGTTTGGAAGGAACATGGGCATTAAGTGTTTCTGGTGGTAACGGTAGAACAGAGGTTATTGATTTAAGAGATGCCCCGCATAATGCTATCAAAAAAGGTATTCGTATTGTAGGAAATACAAACGGCGGAAATAAAGACATTGCTCAAAGATTAAATTTAACTATTGGTGAGAAATACACAATGTCCTGTTGGGCAAGGGTTTCATCGACAAGTACAAGTCAAAACGTCAATCTTTTAATACGCTCTTGGACCACAAACGAAACTAATCGTAGATTATTCAAAACTATCTCGAACAAAGATTGGGTTAGATACCAATTGACATTTACTGCTGATGCTGTATATAACAGTATTCAGTTCGGACAGAATGGAAGCGGCAGTATTGAAATATGTGGTATGAAACTTGAACGCTCTGACCGCATGACAGACTACGATGTTAATTCTTCTGAGATTGTGAGTGTAATAGAGTTTAACGATGTACGAGATACAGTTTCATCACACACCCAAACCTTGCAACGACAAGACCAAGCGATTTCACAAGTTATTCAGACCGCTGATGGTCTAGTTAGTCGTGTATCTAATTTCTTGGATGACTTTAATCTGGTATATGATCCAACAAACTTCAGCAAGTGGACAAAGAAGCAACCTGAAGCGAATGTAATCGAGGTTCAAGCTGACACTAGATTGCTACGAATTACAACAACCGGCAAGAATCAAGCAGTCTATCACGGATTCGCATTACCACTTAACACATCGACTTTTACGAATGGCGAGAAGCTCAGTTATCGCATGGAGGTGTGGGTGGATGTATTGCCAGATGCACCGCTTGGAATTGAATTGTGGAACGATACCAGTGTTATTGCGTCTGACCGAGTGACTTTTAACAAAACCGGCATACAAATCATTACAGGTACGATGACGGTTAATAAAAAGGTAACGAAAACAAGAGAATTCCCTCTTGAGATTTGGTTAATGAAGAATGGGCAAGTCGCAATCGGTCAGGTATCACTTATTAGAGGTGACAAACCTCCTAAAAAGTTCAGCGACAACACATCGACACAAGATGTAGTCACACAGACTCAAGTGTCACAGCTAAATGATTCCTACGCTATCCAAACCTTGACAGGCCCTGGTTCGATTTCTTCTCAAATCAATCTGAATAGCAATAACATTCTGATTGAAGCTGCTAAAATCCGACTCAAAGGTAGAACGCTTCTAGATGAAATCACAGCTATTGACGGATATTTCAAGCGACTTTTTGTTGGAGATGCACGGATTGGAACGTTAAATACTGATATTATTCGCTCGAATTCGATTGCAGCAGACAAGTTGATATTCGATACAGCTCTAGCGAAGAAGCTTGTATCAAGTGATGTATTCACTGATACTTTAGCTGCTAAAACAGCCTTCATCAACAAGCTACGGTCAGTAGTAGTATCAGCAACCTTACTTGAAGGTTATAAAGGTAGGATTGGTGGCTTCCAAATCGGAACGCATGATAAAGACCCGACTGTTTTCTGGTTGACTGGTTCTAACAGTTTCCGCGTCGGTATGAGCGACGGTGGTTGGAAAACAGGTCAAACGGCTCTCTGGGTGAACTGGGGGAACAACTGGGAAAAACCAGGAGATTATGCATGGTTTGTAAAAAACACAGGCGAGATGCATTGTTACAACAAAGCGCAATTCTGGAATGTCCCTCGCGTTCACGGGAATCTTGAAGTAACTGGCGACATTTTCTATTTTATCGATAGAGCAACTAATAAAGTTGCTTATTGGGTCAGCTCCCCTTCCTACAAACGAATCGAAGAAAGCAATGGATATGCCTATCTTTATCGACAAACTGGGGGTTATTCATGGGTCGCTTTAAATAAAGATATTTCAGACCGTCGATACAAGACAAACATCGAAGACAGTCAAGTGTCAGCACTTGATGTTATCAAAAAGCTCAAAACATACTCTTACCGCAAAGAATACGACGAAAAGGTCGAAGATATCTCATGCGGTATCATGGCTCAAGATGTCCAAAAATACGCACCCGAAGCGTTTTTTGAAAACCCTGACGGCGCATATTCGTATAACACATTCGCACTTGTGCCTTACTTAATTAAGGCCATTCAAGAATTGAACCAAAAAGTAGAAAGGTTGGAAACAACATGAACGAACAAGCCAAACAGATTAGTAGTCTCACGATTAAATCATTGAGTGAAAGAGTCAGCAATGAAGCTACTCAATCAGCTACGCTAGAAGCTCTATACACAGTTACAGCTATGGAAATCGAACAGATGAAACGAATCATCGAATCAGACGAAGAATTAAAAGCAAAATTTGAAGAAGTGAAAGGAAAAATGACAAATGGCAATTAATAACTACGAACTAGCAAGCAAGCCTTATACACGAGGTCTTGGCGACAATATCAAGACAGTTGTTGAAATCCGTCTGTCAGAAGGCAATCGGTACAGTGCGAACATGCGTGAGCTAACAGGAGACCGGACAAATGAACCGGAAGATGTCTTGATTCAAGCAGTACTGGATATTATCAAGGCTGAACTGGACCCAGGATCAGCAATCGTCAAAGCACAAGCGAAGTTGGAACAAGCTGAGCAGAAGATTGTGAATAACAAAATCGAACAAGATAGACTTTCTGCTCTTGCAAATAAAATCGATAAAGTAGTGCGTGTTATGGCTCAAGATTCTATCATGGGTGAAAAACTTGCCTACGGAACAACCTACAAGGAACTTGTGGAACTATTCCCACTTGTAGAGGAAGGCAAGGTCTATCAACCAGGTGATATGTTTGTGATTGAAAATCCTGAACACGTCGAATTGAATGGCGAAGGAAAGCGAGTCTTGATTCAGACAAATCAGTCTTTTACTTACAAAGGCGAATCCTTCAAGCAACTTGAAGGCGTACCATCTCAAAATGGTATTCTTGCAATCTGGAAGTGGGAAGGCCAAAAGAATGGAAGTGATCTTGAAACTACTCGAATTCCTGCACAATAGATTGGAAGTGGTCTGATTGGAATTACTAGCATTTCTAGATAAATTGAGCCCGATTCTAATCGTGATTATTCCTAGCTATTTCTCTTTTAAAAGCACGCAGAATACAAAAGAGACTGACAAACAAATCAGTCTCTTATCTGACAAAATTAGTGCTATTGAAAAGACAGTCTCGAATGTTGAGACTATCGGCAAAGATAATAGCAAAGGATTGAGCATTATTGGAAAAGGTCTTCAAAGATTACAGCGTTTTCGATTGCAAGAAAACCTAAAAAAAGCCATTAGACGAGGCAATACCAATCAGCATGAGATTGAGGAATTGTCTCGTCTTTATGAAAGTTACGTGGAACTTGGTGGGAATGGAGCCATCAAGGTATTGTATGAAAAATTTCTAGCATTAGAAATTGTGGAGGAAAATATAAATGCAACAGATCAATGAAATTTTACTTAATGGTGCTATCAGCATTCTTGTTATTTTGGCTGGTATCGCAGTCAAATCAATCAAGGAATACCTGGTAAAAAAAGGTGGCGAACAGACGGTCAAGATTATCGAAATCTTGGCCAAAAATGCGGTCAATGCCGTGGAGCAGGTCGCATCCGAAACTGGCTTTAAAGGCGAGGAAAAGTTAGAACAAGCACGAACTAAAATCCGTTCAGAACTCAACAAGTACAATATCAGCATGACTGATCGTGATCTTGATACATTCGTTGAGTCAGCTGTGAAGCAAATGAACGATGCGTGGAGAGGGGAATAGTAATGGATATTGACACAAGCAGATATAGAGAAGGACTTCCTCAAATCGGATATGCTCCTTATCGTCAAATTCACGCTCATTCGACCGGAAACAAGAAATCAACCGCACAGAATGAAGCTGACTACCATATGCGCAGACCTGTTGAATCTGGCTTCTTCTCACACGTTGTCGGTAATGGACGTGTAATGCAAGTAGGGCCAGTAAATAACGGTTCTTACGATGTGGGTGGTGGTTGGAATTATGAATCTTATGCAGCAGTTGAACTGATTGAAAGTCATTCGACAAAAGAAGAGTTCATGGAAGATTACCGTTTGTATATCGAATTACTACGAAATCTAGCAGATGAAGCAGGACTTCCAAAAACTTTAGATTCGGACGCGTTGGAAGGTATTAAGTCGCATGAATACTGTACAAATAATCAACCTAATAATTATAGCGATCACGTTGATCCATACCCTTACTTAGCAAGCTGGGGTATTAGTCGCAGTCAATTCAAGCACGATATCGAGAATGGATTGACGGTTGAAAAAGGCTGGAAACAAAACACAACAGGCTACTGGTATGTTCGAGAAGATGGCTCTTATCCAAAAGAGAAATTTGAAAAAATCAACGGTACATGGTATTACTTTGATGTTTCTGGCTATATGTTGGCAGAACGCTGGAAGAAACACACAGACGGTCGTTGGTACTGGTTTGATAAATCAGGTGCCATGGCCACAGGTTGGAAAAAGATTGCTGAAAAATGGTATTATTTCAATCCTGAAGGCGCTATGGCCACAGGTTGGGTGAAATATAAAGATACCTGGTACTATCTTGATGGTAAAGACGGTAACATGGTATCAAACGCATTTATCCAATCAGCCGACAAGAAAGGCTGGTACTACCTAAAATCTGACGGAACACTAGCGGACAAGCTAGAATTTACCGTAGAGCCAAACGGGCTCATTACTACTAAATAAAAAAATACAGAAAGGCTTTCAAAATTTAATTACACTTGACCGCTCAGTTTTTGAGCGGTCTTTTTTGTTTGCTCTGAAAGTACTTTCTAAAATTAAAAAAAGTAATGATTTTTTCACTGTTTTTTATTTTTCCTACGAATAGATAAGTAGGAGGAATAAACATGAAGATTTTAAATATTGAATTAGCAAATGTAGAACAGACAGATTTAGGCTTTGAACATTGGGTAGATGTTACTTACACGGTGCCAATTTTAAAAAATGAGTACACTGTCAAGTTGTTGCTCTTGATGGAATGCAAGATAGAGGACCAGGAAGTGATTGAATACCTGGTATCATCTTGGAAGTATCGTGATTTGGTGTTACATTCTGTGCAGATGTATGAGATGGAAAGGGGCAAAAAAGGGGCAAAAATGTCGTAAACCTCCGGAAAATGATGTAAAAGCAATTATTTTAAAGCTAAAAATATAGAGATTTTACAATATATAGGAACTTGTTGTAAATATATGTAATGGTATTTTTAAAAGCAGATGAAATCTAAAATCACGAATCCTAGGATTCGTGGTTGTTTTTTTGAAGTCATTAAATATGTGTGAGGCATTTTGATGAGAAATCGTTTTTATGCTATACTAT